CCTGCCGGACACCGCTATTGACCGCCGCGTCGAACACGGCGAAGCGAACGTGTTTCGGTAGTTCGTCGGCGTGGACGACGTCCCAGAAGTCGCGGTGGTAGATGGCTTGGGCGCGCGGCAGCGTCAGGCCGGCGATGTCCTCACCCGGATAGGCGCGCTTGGATATGCCGTACTTTGTCTCGCCGCCGGGGTCTTTCGGGTCGTTGACGTAGCCGCCTTCGTGCCCGATGAGTACTTTGAATGCGTCTTCAAACGTCATTTGTCTACCTTGGAGTCTAGTTTGTCAAAGATGCGGGTCAGCATTTCTTTTACTTCGCGGATGTCTGAACGGTAATCTTCGCGCGAAATGTAAGTGCGGGGGATGTCCTCGCGCAAGCGCGAAAGGTCAGCGCGGAGTTCGATGGAAGCCTCCCACACGGAGCGGCCAAACCATCCAATAATTGCCATCACAACGCCAAGGATGATGTTAAAGAGTGTTTGGTAGTCCACTGTTAATCTCCGTCGCGGCGTTGGTCAGTGGCAATCTTGATGCCGGTAATCAGGCCAATGAAGCCGCCTACGATGGTCTGGAACGCAGGCAAGATGGCCTCAAAAATCTTGTTGTTGTCCACTTTCTCGTCAAACAACCCAATCATCATACCGCTGACCATTGAGACTAGAATCAACGATAACGTCGTTGTGGCGATGAGCGTGACCCAAGTGCTTAGGCGGTCACGGGGGGTCACTACGGCGCTCCGAGCTGGTTGGTGTTGCCGGCGGCTTCTTCAGCCATACGCGCGGCTTCTTTTGGGGTCAACAACGACTTTGAGCCAAAACGGTTGTTGTTGGGGTTCGGCGTTAGCGCGTTTATCGTAGCACCTTTAAGCGCGGCACTTGCACTAATCTGCTTTGAAACCGGCACGCGGAATTTACGTTTTGACGCGGCCAACGCGGCTTTTTCCAGCGCCGCCCGTAACGTCGGCGAGTCCAGCAGTTCTTTGCCGATTTTAGCCGCCAACGGCCCGCGAAGATTTTTGGTCAACAACTTGTTGGTGTTGTTGTACAAAATTTCTTCGATGATGGTCAGCGGCACTTTGGCACTTTCGGGCTTGATTTCCCGCTCCATCGCATTGGGGACGCTTCGACCGTATGACAGCAGTTCATCAAACTGAGACTCGTCGGACAAGAACTTCTCGACGTCTTGCACCGCGCGGGTAACGTCGTCCATCGTATTGGCCGCGATTGCGTTATCCGGTGCGGCGTTCAGCGTAGCCTGCAAATCGGAAATAGACCTTACTTCCGACCTAAGCTGAGACTCAAAATCAGACACGTTCCTGCGAGCCGTATCTACCGATCCGCGAAGTCCAGCGCCTGTTTCTTCGGCCACACGCGCTGCTTCACCTCGCGCGCGTATTGCTGACAAATCAGCGCCAGCGTCTTCATAGATGCCTAGCGGGGCTCGGTACTTATCCATGAACCTGGCGTGCGCTGCGGGGTCTACCGCGCCGTTCCTGATGACTTCTTGCCGGTACCGCTCGCGGATACCCGCCTCCATCGATTCAATCGCCACCGGGTTGTCGCCCAGCATGTCCAGAAACCGCCGCGCAGGCGTTGCGCCGCCTGGCTTAAAAAAGGTCTTAATAATATCTTCGTCGGCGATGACCGGCGCGCCGTTGCGGTTTAACAGCATGTTTCGCTGTTGATTGCCGGACCTAAACCGACGCACATATTCTTGCCGGAACAGCGCATCTGCGTCGGCAAACGCGGTCTTAAGCTCTTGCGGGATTACGTCTTCGGGGGCGGAATTGATTAGCCCCTGCACTGAGCGCTTCAACTCGCGCAAGTTACGCAATTTCGGGCGCAGTTCTGGGTTCTGCGCCACAGACCGCATATCGGCATTGACCGCGCGAAGGACCGACGTTAATTCCGGCCACGTCATAGTGGGCTCGCCTTCAGTGCGTTGCAGGTTCATAAACCCACCGCGCTGCGTGCGTCCGCGAATTGCAGCTAAAGCATTTGCTAACTCAGGGACGTCTTTAGCGGCAAATCCCGCATCGCCGATTATGTTTTCCGCTGCGGTTCGCACGCTGCCTGCGGGAATAGGTGCCAAATCGGCGCCTAACGCATCAACCTCATCATAAGCGTTGCGGGTAATTGTGCGCGCGCGAGCTTCAGCCGACGTAGCGGCGCCGCGTGTTTGCCGCCCTATTTGTTCTAGGTCTTGCGGCGGAAAATTTTGGTCCGCTACGTTTTGCCGTGCAAAACCTTCCGCCGTTTGTTCTGCGGATTGAAGACTAGCTTGCCGTTGCGCCAATTCGCGCGCGCCGGTGGCCTCCACAAATTCACGCGCGCCGGCCAGCGGGCCAGCAAGCTGTTGGCGTTGCTCAAGAGCAACGTCGGCTGTGTTTCGCACAACTTCTTCGTCTCTTAAACGCTGCGCGACAAAGTTAGCCAGCACCGGGTCTTGCTGAAGCACGGCAATAGTTTGGCCAGTTTCGCCGGCTTGGGCGAAACGTGCCGCCTGTTCCATGCGGGCGATGTTTTCGGGAGTGACACCTTGCTCAAGAAGCTGATTTGGTGTCGCGCCCCCAAACGTCCTCAGGTATAGCTCGTTGGTGACGCGGTCGGTCAACTCGCGCCGCCCGGCTTCGGTGCCGGAATAAATTGACCGACCAAGCTTGCCAATTTCACTGCCCAGAAAACCACCAATGCTAGTCAATACTTTAGCAGCGCCAATAGGCGCCACACCACCCGCCAGCCCAGCCGCCATTTGTCCGCCAGGCCCCATACCCGACTGACGCGCTAATTCTGACGATGCGCCAGCGGTAGCGCCTGCGATACCCTGCGTGATGGGTTGTTCGGCAAATGTTTGCGCAAGGAACTGAGGCATTGTTAGGCGCGCGCCTGGCGCCGTAGCTGACAACGCAAGCGCGGGTGCGGGCAGCTGCGTAGCGCCCAACCGCATCGCACCACTCGCCAACATATTCGCGGCGCCCGCGCCGGTAAGCGCGCCAGCCCCACCTCGGATGGCGGCGGTCGTTGCGGTTTCGGGCGCTTGGGGTACGCCCGCCATGTTCAGCAAATTGTTTATGCCTTGCGACGTGGACGGCAGATTGGCGCCGGCCAGATTGGCAGTACCAGCCACGATGTCATACGGCAGCCCCGGCAACGCCACCGCGCCTTCCAGCACCGCACGGGAGCCGGTCACAAGTTCTTTGGGCGCGCCCAGCCATTTCTGACCGAATAGCGGCTTGTCATACCACGCGGGCTCAGGTGCTGGTGCGGGGGTAACGGCTTTTGGTGTGGTTTGCTGTTTTAATTGTCGAATCGCATCGGCAAACACTTGAGCATCTTCAACATTACCCGCCGCATCGGCTTTAACTAGCGCCGCGCTAAGTTCTTCGATGGTCGCCATGTGTTACTTACCGGGGTATTTGTCTAAGAGTTTAGTTGCGCGAGCCACGGGGTCATCTTCGGAAGACGTTCCTGCTGCTGTTTCTCGCGCGGACGTACCCTCATCGGCCATTGCAGGGCTAACAAACTGTCCTTTTCGTTCGGTCATTAAACGCACAATTTCGCGCGCTGCCGCTTTACGAATTGCGTTTGGAAGATTTCCATTCGCAAGCTGGCCCGCAGCTTCCTTATATGATTGCGTATCTTTATCAGATTGCGGGCCTTCAAATCGCGGTACCATTTTCAGCACCAAATCCGCGATAGGTTGCAATTTTGAAATAGCTATTGCGCCTGGCGTGGCTTGCCCGATAACACCCGCTGCCGTATCGGCAAGCTGCCCTAACCCGCTACCCGTAGATTGGTCGATAAGACCGCCATCTTCTGCGGCGGTGCTAAGCTCAATAATGGCGCGGTCAAGGTCTAAAGCTAGTTGCTTACGTTGCGCGGCGGTTTTCTCAAACGTCGCGCTGGGTTTGCCTTTAGGCGGCGGCGCTCCCGCAGCGGTCTTAGGTATGACTTCTTCGCCGCTTGCGGTAAACATCCTGACGTTGCCGGCGTTGTCGGTGATAACTTGCGCGACTTTGCCCGTGTCGCCTTTACCAAACATCTGGCGATATAGGGCTTGCGTGTCTGGGTCTTGCGACTTTAGCCACTCTATCATGCGGGCATCCGCTGGCAATTGGCTTGCGTCGGTGGGCGCGCGCGTCGAGTCTAGATTGACTTTTTGTTGCATCAATCGCGTGTATTCCGGCGAACCTGGCACATACCCTGCCGCACGGACCGTACGCTCATAATCGGTGGGTTTGTATTGGTCCAAAAAGGTTTTGGCGTCCATCACGTTTTGGGCGACCAACTTCTGGTCAAACACGGAAGGAAGGTTAGCCGTCGAACCTGGGCGAAGCGCCTCTAGCTCTGGCAACGCGGCTTCGTAAGATGTTTGGTCGCTAATACGCGACCAAATATCACGGCCAGCGGTGGCAATTTTGGTTTTGCGGTCTAGGTCAGCACTGTCGGCATCGATTAAGGCTTTACTCATGGCAAGACCTTTTGCGCCATACTGAGATGCGATTTTAGGGTCGCGAAAATCAGCGCCAGTCCGAATAGCCTCTCTCATTGCCTCAACGTCAGCCATTTCACGTTGCGTTTCGGTTAACTTCAGCGCGTTCAGCTGCCCTTCTGATTGAAGACCTTGCATCTTCATCATCATGGCAAGCTGATTCATCTTCGTCGCCGGGTCGGGGCCGGCGAAGTTAATCGGCGCGACGCCTTGGGCAAGAACAGGATCTAACGGCATTACTCTATCCCCTAGCTAAGATATCTCTGCATCAGCGCGTTCATAAACTCATTCTGCTGGGACTGCCCAGGTATCGCGGCAGTGTTCTGAATCGCCTGATTCCAACTCTGCTGCGAACCCAAATACCCCGATGCGCGAGCGTTCGCCGCGTTCTGAATGGCGTTAGCCTGCGCCGTACCCGCACCGCCCAGCGCGTTGCTACCTTCACTACCATACCCCGCTGCCGCAGCGCCCATTGTATTCGCCGACGTCTGCCCTGCGCCCGCCAAGCTCTGAAGCGGATTCAGCAGGTTTGTCCGGTTGGTCTGGTATCGATTATAGGCGTTTTGATATTCCTGCGACGCCAAATCCTGCCCGTAACGCTGGCTGGCCTTGAGCGCGCCGCCGGAAATAAGGCCGCCGCGCGCCGCAGCTTGCCGATCTACCGCCTTCAAACCTTCGCGCATACGGAACGCATAGCCGGGGTCGGCTTGAAAATCAGACATACCAAAGTTCTTGGCAAGCGACCCATAGCCCGCCGCGCCTCGATTCGGGCTAAGCCCCAGCAAGTCCAACATGCGGTTTTGCGCCGCCACACCGCTCTGCCGAAAGGGCTCTTGCAGTTCAACTTGCTTGTTGAACATCTTCTCCAACAAGGCCATTTGCTTGTCGGCGGTTTGCGACGCTAGCTGGCCCCCAGCGGTAGCCGCGTTGGCTTGCATCCGCGCGGCTTCTTCAGCAGCGTTGGCGCTCATTGCGCCCGAAATTAAATTGGCGCCGCCGCGTAAAAGGTCACCGCCTGTGATGCCAAACGTATCTTTGGCCGTTTTTAGCGCGTCACTCACCCAACTCATCTCGCCTCCTTTAGCCCCTGCTTGCGTTCCAAGTGCGCCAGCACCTTTAGATAATGTGTTCGCGGTGCCGATTGCACCTGCCGTTTTGGCGGCGTTAGATAATCCAGCTTGCGCGCCTTCAGATACCCAAGCCGCGTTTGGAAATAACGCGGTTGTGTTGATGTTGTTCAGCGTAGACTCAGCCGCACCGCCGGGAAAATAACTGGCGAACTGCGCGCTGCTCAGCTCAGGGCCGTATTTCAGATAGTTTAGCGCGTTGCTGGGTGCGTTTGCGATGGACGACCCAATGTTTCGCGCATAGTTAGCCCAGCCGCCAGCAGCGTTGACGCCGGACGCGATGTTGGCGCCGCTCATGCCGCCAAGATAGCCGCCGCCGGCGCTCAGCAAGATGTCGCCAAAATCGCCGCCTTCACCCGCCGTGCGACCGCCAGCGTAGGCCGCCGACAGCGCCGGGTTAACAAACCCAAGGCCAACGGTGATGATGGGGTCCAGAATCGACATGATGTTGAAGTCGCGCGGCGCTAGGGCGTTCTGCGCCTGATAGTTCCGCGCCGTCATGTCGAACAGAGCATGTACCGGCGCGTTGGGGTTCTGCGCCATCAGCGTCTTTAGCCCCGGCTGTCGTGCGTCGTCGCGCCCGTACTGGGCTTCGCTAAACGCGCGGTTGTAGCCCGCTTGGCCTTTGCGGTTGTTCGGGTTTTCGCGATACCGCTTCAGCCAGGCAAGTGTGTCTTGCTCTACGGTCGGTGACTCGGGGTCAATTCCGCGAGCGTACAGCCCAGCACCCGGCGAATTGGCGAACCGCTTGACGTCTTCATCGTGCCTAAACCCGCCAGACAGGCCGAAGCGGACCTTCACGCCGTTAAAGACGCGGACGTCCCCCTTCTTTGGCCGGCGATAGGTAGCCATCAGTCAACCTTTTACTCAGTCATGCCGAATTTTACGCCACAAGATAAGTGAATGAATACTGATACGTTACTGCCGAAGTAGAAGTCGGGCGAAGTCTAAATTGAGCGCAGTCATCAGTGGTATCGCCCAATATAGCCGCAGGAACGCTCCCATACACGCCGGTGCTGGTGGACGCCCCAGTTCCGCTTAAATTTCGCGAGCTGGAGAAATTACTCGCAATTGGCAGCGACATAAGGAGAATCGTATCTGTAGCAGATGCGGTTGCAGTAATTGAAACGCTTCCAATCACCGTCACCATGTCCCCTACGCGCATGTAAGAGCTAGCGCCAAACGTAACCGACGCAATGTTAGTGTTAGTGCTTACTTGCGCGGGGGTATACGAACCAGAGAAAATGTTGCCGTCTGTTGCGGCGGGCGCGGTGACGGCAACTCGGCTAGTCTTAATGCCACCAGTAACATCCGCCGCGCAAGTGGGAGCGGCGGTAATAACGCCCAAAAAGCCCGTCGTGTTTAGCGTAGTAAACGCGCCGGTGTTAGGCGTGACGTCGCCAATCGGCGGCGGCGCAGATAGATAGACGGCATTGGTTATCTGAAACCTGGCGCCGTCGTACACCACGGTAATTACTTGGCCGGCTAAGATGTCGCCAGCTGCCAACGCTAGCGTACCTTTTTTAGTGACCGTTTTTGCACCCAACCCGTTCAAGTTCAACGTCACACTAGAAGTTGCGTTAGTTCCGGCAGCAACAAAATTAAACATTTGTCCGGCGGCATACGCAATGAAACTTGACGAGGTTACGGTGGCCGTAATGGTATCCGAACCACTTACGCCGGTCAGAAACTGCACGGTGCCAAACTGGTCGCCACCACCGATATTATCAACGGTCCAGAGTTCTACGTTCGCGGCGGTCGCCAATTTGAATTTGTACGACGCAGCACCAAGCCAAACATCGGCCTCGCCCCTAGAGTCTAAGATGACGGGATTCGTATTGTACGTCGTGCCCGAGGCGTCATTGTAAGTCGCCAGCGGGGTGCTGGTGCCAGCCGTGTACGAATACAAAAGCCCCCCAGACAATGGATTGCCATTTGAATCGAAGAATTGCAGTTTAGGGGGCGGCGAAAGCGTGACTGACATGACAATCTCCGAAGGCTTAGTTAGCCATCATTGTAATCCAGTTGGTCCCATCGGACTGAATCATAGCAAATTTACCGGCGGTCGCCGCAAGAATTGCTGTGCCCGCCGTGTTGGACCCCAAGGGAATGACGTTGGATGACGCAGAAGTTACCGCAATCGCGGTGACGTTGTTCAAATACAAGACGCGGCCCGTAAAACTTGCGGCGGCTGGCAAGGTGACCGTGCAAGCCGTGGTCGTGAACCGCAACGATACATCGGTGGTCGCTACCGTGTAGGTGGCCGCATTGGTTAGGCTGGGCGCTCGAAAGGCAATCGAACCGTTGACATCCAAGTTGGTCGTCGGGGTTCGGCTAATACCGACTTTGCCGCCAAAATAGTTATTAGCCGTGCCATTAGCATAAAAGCCCCAAACCGTACCCGTCCCCGAAGTGTTGACGTTTGAAAAAAATCCATACGCGGTGCCGGTTGTGGCAGAAAGGTCATCGGCGTTAAACGCATAATTGGTACTCGCGCCAACAAGCGTAGAGTTAACGTAAAACCCAACCTGAGTTGTAACCGTAGAAGCGTTAAACGATGCCTGCGTAGCAAGAAAATGTTGAAGCCCAGAAAGGGTCGGGTGGGCGGCAACAACACCAATGCTAGTTGTATAGCCTCGCGCAGTGCCTGTTGCGTCAGTTTGCACGGTAGCAACGGTTCTATTTGAATACGGGTTTGCGCTCCCGGTTAAAGTTTTGTTGTTGTAAAAGTTAGTGCCTGCTGGGGCAGCGGAACCCACACTTGCGCTAGTTGACGCAACAACTGTCGTAAATGAACCCGTGGTGGGTGTTGTAGCGCCTACAGTGCCGTTGATATTGATAGACGCCGTGCCGGTCAGGTTGGTCACCGTGCCGCTGGACGGCGTGCCCAACGCGCCGCCGTTGACAACAAAGGCGCCCGCGCTTCCGGTGTTAACGCCCAACGCCGTAACAACACCTGTGCCCGTTGTAGTGGTCGCAGGCGCTACGCCCGCGCCGCCGCCGATGACCAAAGCATTCGCCGCTAACGTCGCCGACGACGCCCAGGTGCTTGCGGATGAAAAGTAAGGAACGCCGCCCGACGTCCCCGCAACCGTTAACGCCAACGTGCCAGACCCGGTAACAGGCGACCCGGTTACCGATATGAGGCCGCCGGTAAATGTCTGCCCAACGCTAGTCACCGTGCCGGTAGTTGGGGTGGTCCAAGTAGGCGTACCGGCGCCTGCGCTGGTCAGCACCTGGCCCGCAGTGCCAGCCGCAGTAAAACCATAGGCGGTGCCGGTCCCATATGGAACAGCGCCAGCAGTTGGGGTTGCAGCACCATTCGTACCGCCGTTAGCGATTGCTAGTGTTCCGCCCAACGTAATGGTGCCCGACGATGTTATGGGGCCGCCCGACGTCGTAAACCCGGTGGTGCCGCCAGATACATCCACGCTGGTGACAGAGCCCCCTGGCGCCGTAGTCCACCCCGGCGAACCAGCGCCGTTGCTGGTCAATATTTGTCCGGGCAAGCCAACCGTCGTAAATCTATATGACGCGCCGTCACCATACGCTATGGCGCCGGATTGCGGCGTAGACGTAGAGTTTGTTCCGCCATTTGCAATAGGCGTAACGCCGGTTCCCGCGCCGGTGATGGTGAACAGGTTTAGAAAGAATCGATACCACTCGCGTGATATTTGACCGTTTCGCGCGTCCAAAAATGGAACGCGTGGTGGTGTGATATTAGTGGTATTGTCAGCCATTAGTTGCAGATACGGTCAATTCAGCGCCGATAATGGCTACTTTTACTGGGTCGGTGCCGGACACTTCGTAAACCCTGTCTCGAATCTTTTCCGTCATCCCTAACCGGCGCCAAATGGCCCGCGTGCCATACGACCCAATTGCGCCCATTGATGTCCAATGTTCGTTTGACCAGGTGTGACCACCATCGTCAGACCAACGAAGCATGGCTTGAGGGTCACTGCCTTGCCCGGTGTTAAGGCCAACGCCCGTTTCGCAGTCAAGCTGTAGCGAATGCTGCGCCGTTCGCTTTAGGTTGTTTTGCCCAGATGGCAGCGCTCGCCACGACCGAAGCCAACGCTGTACCGCGCCGTTGTCCGCATAAACATCGAGGTCAAACGCATAGATATTGCCGTTGGCGTAATCACCCACCACGATTTCGTTGTTGTAATTCATTTGGCAGTTGCTGATATGCCGCGTAAATTGGCCGTTGCTGAACGCGGCCCGTTCATGCCAAGCGCCGGTTGCAACGTCGTACACCCAAGTAGCGTTGCCGGTTGGAAAAATCAGCACATAAAACGAATGCCCGTCTTGCTGGTAAGTGTAGCCAATGGCGTCGGAGATGGTAGCGTAGCCTTGAATGGCAAACTCTATGGCGTGTGTGCTAATCCGTTGACCGGTGTAACCGTTCGCCCGGTAGACCATACCGTTGCCACGGGCGTCGGAGCCCAACCAGAATAGCCCATTGTCCATCTTGGCTACTGAATACGGAGCCGCGCAACCAAGCTCGTTAAATGCGCCCTGTATGCGCTCCAGCGGAAACGCTGCCGCGCCTGAGTCGTACCACACCTCAACGGTGTTGGTGCCAAACAGCCACGCCTCGCGGTGGTCAATCGCAATGGCAAGCAGACCGTCAGGGGAACCTTCGGCGCTAGCAAAATCCAACGGATCTACCGACGTTCCATCCAGCAACTGAGTGACCCAAATCCTTTGCGAATTGGGTTCGTTGAACACGAAGTACCCGTCCAAATACCCCACCGTTACCGCGCCGGGAAAGTCAGGGTCGGTAATTTGCGCGAACACGCCGGTGCTGGCGTTGTAGATAAACCCGGCGGGGTTACAGGCGACAAATAGTTGGGTTCCATTGTCGGACATGCTGACCGGGCCAGCGCCAGATACGGTGCCCAGTGCAGTTGCGGTCCACGCTGAGTCTATTTTGTATAATGTGTTGCCGGACACCGCATAGCCGTACGCCCCAAATTGCCACAGCCCGCGCACAGGGCCAGTCCCTAACGTCGCTAACAGCCGCAGACCAGGCGCGCGGTTGAGAAAGCCAGCGTCTTTGCCGTTTTCTGGGGTGGCTTCTGGAAACAGATTGACCATGCGGTTGTCCGCAGCGTTGACGCTGCGAGCCACATACGCCTGCCCCAGAATTGGCATTTTCATCAATAGTTGCCGGCAAAGACGTTAAACCGCTGGCGGGTGCCAACGATGCTGTACGGCAAGCTCATGATGTCATCTGGGTTGTTGATGCGCTTCAGATTACGCTTGCTGGTCATGGCGATGCGCGACACGGTAGGCGACGGTTCGACGCCAAATTCCGGCGCCAATTCGCACGCCAGATTGTATTTGAACGCCCGCAAATAACCTGGCGGCAACACCAACACGGTTGATAGTGACGCGGCTTGATGCAGTTCAGCCACTGAAACAAAATGCCATTCCAGCACCCGTGTGGGCACGGGGTAGATGTACATTTCAATGTCGGGGTATGTCATGTTAACCCAGATGACTTGCGGGTAAGTGCTGGTCACAGTCTTAACGGCGATGCCGTTATACTGTTGCTGGTTGAGGATTTTGATGCCGAACGAAATGCCCGTAGAAGCGTCCTTAAAGTACGTCGAATCATCAAGCAGGATAGGGCGGTTGCCCACAAAGTCGCCAGACGGGCCCAACGTGCGGCTGATAGTGTTCGGGGGCCAGCTAAACACTTGGTCTTGCGTTGAGAACACGCTAAGGCGCTCGGTGTTCCACGAATCAATCATTTGATTCATGGCGGTCAACGCATCTTGTGCGGTAGCCGCAGACGGCACTTCGCCTTCAGCTAATTGTCCAATCAACCGCAGCGCGGCGTTGATTTGGTCGCCCGCTGTCGTTGACGTTGTAAACGAAGTTGATGGGACAATAATCGTCATTTCACATTACTCCGGCCATTAGAAGCACAGCCGCTATGGGCAATGATAAATTCCAGAACCAAGAATGAACATCCCACACCCGCCGGTCAGCCCAACCCCACCAAGGCAGGTTGGCGCGGCGGCCTTGGCCGTATCGTTCAATCCACTTGTACTCGGCCTGCGCGTGTTCACGGCCCATCAAAACGCCCGACATCAACGCCGCGCCAATCCACCAGTTGCCGGTGGCAAAGCCGACTGCGGTTTGCACCGCAATGGCAATTAGCGCGTGCTCTAAACAGTTCAATGGCGAATTTTCAATCATGGCGGCTACGCGAGGTTCACGAACGCAGCCAAAACCCCAGTGCCGGGGGAATTGGTATTGCAACTCAGGAACGTGACCGCATACGAGTAAGTCCCCCCGAGTCGATTTTCAATGTAGAGCCTGTTGGTTGCAGTGTCTGCGCTAACCGTTAATTTGCCGTCGGTGCCTGTCGTCCCAGTTAGCTGGCCCGTTGTGACGTTCAAATTTGATGTGACGGACATCGAGGTTAACGAACCGGACGTTCCGACCCTAAACGTCAATAATCCGCTTTGACCAGCAGCGGCGTTCCCGCCAATAAGCACCAGCCCTTTAGTGACGTCGTCCCATTGAAAATACCCGGCTTTGTCATCCAACAAGGTAATGACGTCTGGCTGCGCCATCCCGTTCTGTGTCCCACCAGCCGCGATTTGCATCGACTGAGCCGTAATATTTGCGCCGTTGAACCGTTCTTCCCATTGCGTGTTTACGGTTCTGTTTGTTAAAGCGGCAATGCCTGCCGCAGAGGTTGCGTCCGGCTGGTTGCAATCCACCAAAACGCCGCGCACGGCAGAGGCAATGTTTACCACAGGATTGAAATATCCAGCGCCGCCGGAACTGTTTACGACGTATAAGCCGGTTATTTCAACGCCGCGAGAGTAAGTCGCTACACCAGCCGCAGGAGCCACAACATATGCAGCCGGAGTTGTGCACTGAATCATCCGATGGTTGATCAGCTTGATATTTACGCCGCGAATCACCGCGCTTGAGTTTGCTGGCGCATTACTCGGAAACTCCGCTCGGCCATCGAACGCGCAGGAAATCAGCGTATGCGTCAACCCGCTGAGATAGAGGTTGGCAATTGCAGGCGTGGACACACAGTTCGCCGCGATAATCGTGTTGTAAAACGCTTCAAATTGGATGGCGACCACGCGATAACAAGCATCAGTCCCATCCACTTCGGCTGTGCCGCCACCTACGCGCAGCCCATGACCGCCCGTCCAACATGATGTGCAATTCAGCAGCGTGACCATGCCGGGCTGTGAACGGTTGGTAAACGATAGATACGAGCCTCCGGCCACCATAAACCCGGAGCCTTTGACGCAATTTACCTCGCAGTTTTCGGCCACGGAATTAACAAACTCATTACAAAAAAGGATGCCGTCCCCGTTCTGGTTCATGACGCGCAAGTTGAGCAAGTAAGCCTTGCGTGCCGTTTGATAACCAACCGCGTCGTCGGGACAAACCATTACGCCCGCGTCGTTCACCGCAAAACTTGCTGCGTAGGCTGTCGCTGACCGCGAAATGGTCATGTCAGACACTGTGCAGCCTTGCGCTTTGATGCGAATCACCGCGCCGCCGTTGAAATCGCCAATGATCTGCGTTGCGCTGACGTTGCTGCCAGTACCAACTACGCCCGCGCTGCCTGTCGCACTGCGTGCGTTTCCGCCACCACCAGCGCCTATGAAAGACATCCCTACCGCATCCATCACCAGCGATGATGTCACTCGGTAGCTGCCTGCGGGGAAAAATAATTCTTTTGACGTATTTTTGACGGCGGTGATAGCAGCTTGAATCGCCGCCGTGTCATCCGTCACCCCATTCCCAACCGCGCCAAAGTCTTTAACGCTTACGCTTTCGCGCAGCTTGGTTTGGACGGTAGTAGAAACTGCGCCTGTTCCGGCTGGCAGATAGCCCACGCTGTTGCTGCCCGATGGTGCCATAAGGTCATCAAGTTCAATGGCGTTGATGGTGACAGTAAGATAGCCAATCTTGGACACTACAAGGTCATACGTTCCGTTAGCGGCGTAGAACGCTACCTGGCCGGTCGAAGACGATAGGAACGGGTTAGCCAACGGCGTAATGCCATTGTCGCTATACAGCGTGGCTGCTGTAGAAGTGCCGGCGACATAGACCGTGCAGGTGGCGTTAGAAAGAACCATTAGCGTCGAACTGGTGGAAGTCGTGGACGCTATAAAGTTGACATATCTCTGCACGGCGGAAACTCCTATGCGGCAGGTCGGCGGCGGCGTTTAGCCTCTAATTCATTGACCGGAGCTTCCGGTTCACCGGGAGTATATCGCACCCATCCATTACGTTCATCCGCATCCGCTTCCGCATCCGCGATAGCGACTTTGGTGCCGTGTTTGGGGTGTCTGAGGTAGATGTGCATAAAGAAAACGGGGCGGTTGCCCGCCCCGTTCCTATTCGCTTTTTAGGCGATTCGGTACAAAGTCCAAGCGCCGTCGCCGGTCTTGCGCGCGCGGAACGCAGCCGACGTAACAGTCGCAGCGGTTGCCGTGCCCACAATCGTCCAACCCGTGCCGGTCGCCACGGTGGCGGTAGAGCCAGCCGTGTTGATCAGATTCAAGTTGAACCCGCTGTCCACTTTTACGTTGGGCAGCGCAGCCTCAAGCAAAGCCACCGTTGGCAGAGTCTGCGTGCCAGGCGTGCCGCTAGCGACAATCAAACCAGTCAGCAGTTGAGCCGCCGTCAGAGTGCCCGCCGCCGAAACCGTAGCCGGGGCGCTCTGAATCGCCAAGGTGATTTCGTTAACATTGCCGTCAGTAGTCTGATAGCCGTTGCCGGTAGAAGGAAATGCCATGATATTTTCTCCTTAACCCCAGATGCGGCAGGCCATCGGCGGGCGGATGGTTGAGAAACCATACAACACGTCGATACGGCAAGGCATACGGTCGTTGTTGATGTCGTACTGACGGACAACACGCAGGCTGATGCCGTTGTGAACCTGGCGGCTAGCCATGTCCACGCCCTGCGGAAGCAGGAGGTCAGCAGTCGCCAGCGTAATGGCGTCTTTGTGGTAAACCAGATTCTGCGGATACTGGGTCGAAGCAGAACCAACAAAGGTCACGACAGCGTTGTCAGCCGGGAACGAATCCACGGTAGCCAAAGCGTTCGCGCTGGTAAAGATAGGCGGCGAAATCGCCACGTTGGTCCACGCGCCGCTGGACGCAGTGGCGGTCGCGGTGCAGACGAACTGCTGGAGCGAACCGGTGGACTGACGGGTCTGCGGGTTGACGGCAAAAACGCCGGCAATCGTGAATACGTCACCAACAGCAATCGTAGCCGAAGCCGTGCCGCCATCAAGGCTGATGGTGGTCGCGCCCTGCGTGCTGACCGCGCCGTTCACCAGAATGGTGTCGGAGGTCGAACGGCTACCGGTGGTGTGCTGGACGATGGACTGCGACATGTTGATTTCGTCGAGGCCCAGAACGCCTTGGCCCATCATGCCGTTCTTGAACTGACGGCTAACAGTATCAACCGGGTTAAAGAGGCCCTTCATGCCTTCGACCAGACCAGCGTTGGCCGCCGGGTTAACGGTGGCGTAACGCGGCGCCATACCAGCGGCGGATTCGTTCAGCTTCTGCTGCGCCTGCAACAGGACGAGCGAAGTAGCCGGAACGGTGCCGGGGGTGCCAACCGACTGGAAGATGCTCTTGTACGCATTTGCAACGTCAGCATCAACCGAGGCAGCCAGCTGGCTAACGCGGGGTTTCAGCACACGTTCCGCGAAGTCATCCAACTGCATGGTAAGTTCGGCAGAAGTGAAGTTCACGCCGATGTGCTTCTGCGAAGCAACAGTCAGGGTGGTGAACTGTTCGTTGTCGTCCTGCACCTGGAGGGCAGCGCCATCGGTGACGAGCGCGCGGTCAGGCAGACGGATGCGGAGGGTCGAGCCAATTTTGGCGCCCTCGACGGCAAAGGAATCGTCGTATTGACGGTTCACGTTGCGGGAAATCACCAGGTTGTTCTCAAGAATTTCGAGAGCTTTCCGAGTGATCATATCAATCGTAAGGATTGAGTTAGCCATGATATCTCCTAGTTAGCGAAGTCTTTGCGCTTCTAGCTTCTTCATCTGGCGTTGCCGCTCTGCTTCAATCCACTGCGATGCGGTCATACTTTTGATAGACCGAGGGTCAGTGGTATCAAAGCTCGGTGCCGAAGCACTTCGCGGTTTACCGGGTTGAATAGGCTCTGGCGCGTTAGTTACCCGTTTTGTTACCGGTTCAGAAACCAATTTGGCTTCCAAACGGCCAATTTCTTTAGCTTGCAAATACGGCGATAACCGGGAAATACGGTCAGCTTCTTTCGGATTAGACCCAAGGTAATACGCCAGGTCAGGTCCAATGTCCGAAGAATGAATCGTCTCAGCCATCACGTTCGTAATCGGAAGATTCGGGTTGTACGCGACCTGTTCAAAGTCATCGTACTTGCCCCGCGCTTCTTCCTCGCGGTCGTGATAAGCCTCAAGAACCTCAGTCTGCTGCTGCTGAGCCGTCCGCTGCTGAATCAGTTGCTCCGCTTTACGCGAAGCCAACGCTTCGGCATACGCCTCTACGCTTTCAAACTGGTCGGCTGGCGGCAGCTCTACCGGTTGTGCCGGCGCTTTTGGCTGCTGAGTTCTCTCCCACTTACGCTGCTCTCTTGCAAGCCGTTTGCTGACAATCGCATCAAGCTCTTCTTGTGTGAAGGTCTTGGGCTCTGCCTGCTCTTCAACTTCCGGCGCTGAAACATCGGGCTCAGGTGCTGCCGTCGCTACCTGTTCCGGCGCGGGTACTTCCGCTAACAGTTCTTCACCACTCATCACTGGCTCCTTAAAAGCCCCCGGTAAACCTTACCGGTACGGTTTGTGCGTTTTTACCCTATATGGGTAAAACTAGCAATAACTATTCAAAAGAAACAGTTGCGGCAACAGTTCCGCTAATGACGATATACAACCCGTTATTAAACTGAAGGCCGTCTGCCGGGAAAAAATAATTGGTTGCCGACACGGGCGTAAACACACCAATTAGCGTTTTGGTCGTTGTTGCTGCGGCAGAATCGTAAATCGTAATGGTCGGCGTGGAAGACGCTGAACTAACGAAAATGCCTTTAAGTTTACCGAAGCTAGGCTTTAGATTGGCCGTGGCGGTAATGTAAGAAGCTAAAGCCATATAAACCTCACGAAAGGAATTTAAGTTTGTACAGCGTGGACAGGTATAACTCCACAATACCATCAATCAGGTTCTGCAACGGCGTGTCGGTCTTAGAACACACGGTGTACCTGGCGGCTTCAATCTCTTCTACCTGATTTTGCAGGAACTCCACCACGTTGCTGGTTTTCTTTGCCGATTGCAGCGAGATAGGCCCAATCAAACCATGCCGGCCCTGATACGCTTCAGCGAACCCGTCCGCCAAGCCCACAATGCCTTCGTAGAACTCTTGCAGCGCCTTGTGCTTGGCATAGCTGCGAGTGTTCAAATGCACGCTGTGCGTCACGTCCCGCGCCAGAAAGAACAGCCCTACGAACTCGGCGCACTTCATTGCATCGGCTCCTGCTGCATCATCTCAGGAGGCATCTCAGGTGGCATCGGGGGCTGTTCGCCCATCATTTCTTGCGCTGGCATCTCGGGCATCCCAGAGTTTTGCGGCATTAGGTCGCCGGACTCCATCATACCGTGGATAGTGCCTAGCACCACATCCTGTACTTGGTCTGGCGTCATGCCCGCCATCGTGGCGCTAATCCGCTTCGTTTCGGCTTCATAACGCTTGATGCTAAGCTCTTGCGCTTCCATCGACTGCGCGACGCTCTGGAGCATGGCGTGCATCTGCTCCATTTCCTGCCCCATCGCCTGCATCTGCTGCTCGGCCTGCTGTAGCGCCGGTGACTTGTCGTCGTCAGCCAACAATTTCGGGTCGATGGTCTTTTCAAACCGTTTCGCCATTTCCTGCGCGCCTGGCCAGTCCATGTTCTTGATGAACAGGTCGCCGGCCACTGCCCACAGCTGCGGGTTGCCTTGCAGAATCTGCGACATGGCGTCCATCGCTTCCTGCCGCTTGGTCATGTAGCTCGGACCAGTCGTCACGCAGACGTCGTACTTGCCAACCCCAGGGTTGTAGATTTTCTCGATGGTGTTGCCCATCTGGTCCACTATTTTGCGGACAGGCTCGGGCTGCATCGGGTCAATCCGCGCCGAATTAGCTTCGCCATCAATCCCGATAATCCGCGCAATTCGTTGCGTATCGTAGATTTTCGGTATCAAGTCTACTATTTGCCGGGTGCAGTAGCGAATAGCTCGGGCCAAGTTATCAACGTAGTGGTAGGTGCCCGTATCGCCCTGCTTTTCGCGAGCCAAAATCGCTTTGCCAGACCGCTCGTTGCTGGTGGCACCGAGGCTTGAATCATACTGCCCAGTGGTCGATTTGATGTCGTCGGAGGCACCGGCTTTGGCCTGTAGCAGGCCGCTGGACGCCATCGGGGGCTGCGCGCGCGCTGGCAACGGCAGAACAGAGCCCTGACCGTCGGTTACGTCGGGGTTGACCTCCAAATACGGCCAGTTGGTCGTGTTGGCGGTCTTCCACTGGCTCTCATAGCCCTCAAACTGCCCGCCGTAGCCAATAAATGGCGCTTTTGGCGCCAATGCAAGCATTTCGGCCTCTTGACTGACCCAGTAGTTGTACATGCGCTGGGCATCTTTGGCGTTTCGGACGATGCCGGACACAAAAACACGCCCATCAACCTCAAATTCGTTGCCAATTACGCGGATAACCGGTATCCACTTGCCCGCCCATTCGCGTTCATCAAGGATTTCGTACCCGTTGATGCGGCACCACTTGATTTTGCGGCGGTCCACAAGGCGCGTTTTAATGGGTTTAATGCCCATCATTTTCATTTGCTTTGCGTCGGGCGAATCAGCAAACACCGTGATGTTGTTTGAATACAAATGTAGGGTTGCTTTTTCGTATTCGGCGTAGAAATACTCCGCAATACGGACCACATCTTCGTTAATCCATTGCGACAAGGACTGGTCGCCAACGCCTTGCTGTTCTAGGCTCGACAGCGGCTGCGCGTCAGGAAATTGACGTTCATATTCGTCGCGCAACAAGTCTTCGGTGATGAAACACCATTCCGCATCCGCCCCGCAGGGGTCTTGGATGGTCGGGTCCATGTATACCGAAAACGAATTACGAATGCGCCCAATTTTAATGTCTTGGTCAAACGTATCGTCGTCGCAATACTCGGTCAAAAGGCGGATGTAGCCCTCGCCATACGTCACCTGGTTTTCGCACGCGGTGTCGTAAGCCACGTCGGCGTCGCTGATGTACTCAATATGACGGACAATGCCGTCAAATATCTCCGCGACTTCTACGTCCGCCTTGTCGTCGGCGGGAATGACCTTCCCCGAGGGCCGGTTCTGCCGTTGGTCGTTGGTGACCTGCTTTACATGCTGCGGCAGCTTGTTAATAGTCAGACAAGGGCGCGCATTGATGGTCTGCCCTTGAACCGACCCTCGGGTCGCCAGTACGTCTGCCGGCCATTGCCAGTGATTGTCTGGCGAACCGGCGGCAAAACGCAGGTCGTCTAGCTCATCTTCGCGTGACTCGGAGTACGCCGCTACCGCCATCGTCATGCGATGACGAGCCGTCGCTAATACATTGGCGCTGTCCTTATCGGACCGCGAGCCCCCATTAGCTACCGCTTCTACGGCGTTGTAGTCAGCCATATTATTTCTTTTTTGCGGTCTTAGCCGACTGCTTGAACGCCTTGGCGGTGGGCGCCCCTTCAGTTCCAGGCTTACGCATCTTTTCGCCGCTGCCGGCTTTGATGCGGTCGCGTTTGGCGTTGATGTTCGCGTAGAGTCCAGCTTTGCTCATGGGCATTTCCACCTTTTAAGCGACGCCTTGGCGCGTTCGCCATCTTTGGCCTTGGCCGCTACCGCACCCATCCGCGCGCAGAAGGACGCTTTGCGCCCTTTGTCCGCATTGGTCTTAGGGCTCGGCGCTGGCGCCTTTAGGTTGCTGCCGGTTTCGCGGTTGTACTTCTCCCGCCCTTTGGCCGTCAGTCCGGCACCTTTGCTAGCCGGCAGCTTTTCGCCTCGGCCTACACTAAGTGATACTGACTTACCCATGTTAAGCGCAGTGAATCAACGCAAAGTTAATAACAATTGCTTCCGACAGCGACCCACCCGAAATGTTTCGCAGCGTGATGCTTACCGAACCCGCAGCCAGCGAGTTGGCAAACACGTTGTACGAACCGGGCGTTGCTTGACCACCAGCGATAGTCAAAATCACGGTGTCGTTGGCGCTGATAAGATTGTTGTTCAGCGTGAACGTGGCGTTGGTGGCAGTTGCCAGCGATGCGTTGTTCATTGTAATTACACCGGCGGACTTGTTCAAAGTCACGGCAGTGGACTTGCTGGTCGCCTGCGTCACGGCGCCCTGCGCGTTGGCGGTGTAGCCCAGCTCGCGGTCGGTCAGGATGCGGTCGGAACCAACGATTTCCTGATCTAGATACGCAACGCCAATCGATATCGTATTGCTGCTCATTTCCTACGCTCCCATCCAACTTGTGATGACGCCGCCATTGCTTTGCGTGGCGTAGCGTCGGGGTTTTTCAACATACTCCCGGTGCGCTACCGGAAAGGCAAACGTCACCGCCAACGCATCCGCAGCGTCTGGCGATGCCAGGCCCCGCGCCTTCATGTCCTTTTTCGACTCCAGCTGG